CCCCACAGCCTTTAACTGTTACCTGTGATTATAATTCTTCTTGTTCTATTTCTGTAATCTCCGGCTCTATTACTTCGGCCTTCTTTGACTTTTTGCGGGTTGCAACCTTTACTATTTCCTGGTTCTTTTCATCGCCAAACATATCTATTTGGGCATCAATGTACTCTTTGCCGTCAAGGTAGGCCCCTCCTTCACCTTTGAGGGCTTCCATAAGTTCGCTCAAATCATCAATGTACGGGTATTCGAATGTGTCCATCTCGAATGACTGCATAGGACTACCGATTGAAATAACCTTTGCATTGTCAAGTACTCTGGTACCTGATATGGTTACTGCATTGTTTTTCAGCGTGAAACCGTCAGCCTCAATATTGTTAAGTAGTTCACTATGCTGATTACAATAAGAATCCAGCGATTGATCGGTAAATGGCTGTGGCGACTGCCCGGCAAGTATAGCGAAATGTACATCTAGCTTTCGCATCGCGTCCTGTAAATCCTGGTGGCAACGCTTGCCGTTCTTAACTGTTTGATCTCCTAAGCTGTTCCTGTACTTAATTTCCGGGATTAGCCCATCCAGCTTGATGGCGCTGATTTGATTTTGCATTGTTTGTTTAATTATTTTTAAGCGAATAAATACCATTGTTTGAATGCCAGTTCCTCATATTTAGCGCGGCCTGAATTATAGAATGCGTCACCTCTAGTTATTGGTAGCTGAAATACTTTGTTGTTCTTTTTGGATATGCCTATCAGTATATCTTTATCACTGCCTGCTATATCCATGTACCATGCCCTTTGTCTGTCATAGTCGAAGTAGTTACAAGCTGCAATAAATTGGGCTTGTGTAGTTGCGGCGGTACTCTTTATATCACCACCCCAACCTGTATTTGGTAGCCACAAATCCCACTTGCACCGTACCGCCAAATTAAATGTAAATCCTTCAAATTCTATAGTTGCTTCACGTGTCATTACTGTTTGAGTACTTGCCATTTTCAGCATTTGCGCTGACATAGGGTCTGCCATAAATGCCTTTTTCATTGCTTTTGCTTGCTCAAATTCAGCGTGTGTATATTGTACTTTGTCAACTGTAAGAGTAAGATAGTTAACGCGCTCCGGCTCCGTAATCATGGCATCTATTAGGCTACCGAACTTGTAAGCTGCTTGTTTATCTGCGAAGATAGTTTCAGGCTCCCAATACTTTTGGATGAATCCCAAATCTGAGTTGCTTACTTCGTTGCGTTCGTAGTAGCCTTCACCGCCTATTACCTTATACTTTGGCCCGGTCATTAACACCCCTCTGTTGATGGTTGAACAATATCCGGCTGTGGCGGGTTTATTTCGGTGAAGTGGGTAATGAATTTATCAAGGACTAACCACTTATTGCCTAACCATTGATTTCTGTCATATACCCCATTAACCCAAACGACGTATATGCCTTTCCTATCCGGCTTCGTATCAGGGTACTTGCTCCATGTTATCATACTATTTCGCTTTTACTTCGTTTTCGTAAACTACGTAAGGTGAATCAATGGTTCTACCGTCTTTGTTAGCGGCTTTATTTACTTCGGTGAAGCAGAAAGATATTTTCTTTGTAAGTTCGTCAAGTGGCAAGAATTGGCCTACTCTTTCGTACCACATTTGAAATATCAATGCCGCACCTGCCTGATGGTTTATAGATGCCTTTAAAGCTGTCTTTACTTTCGGTGCCTCTTGCACCTGAGTAACTGCTGTTGTTGCTGCAAACATGCTGTTTGTTACTGCTGCCACCCTGTCCATCTCTATGCGCTCGCGCTCTATGCGTTCACGTTCTACCCTGTCGGCTTCCAGTTTATCGGCCTCTGCCTTTAGCCTGGCATCTTCACGCTGTTGGCGTAATGCCTCTTCTTGTTCGGCTTCTTTCCTTTTGGCGGCCTGCTCCGCCTGCTGCCTTTCCAGTTCCGCACGTTCTGCGCCTTGCGCTTTAGCTGCTTCCTGTGCCAGCCTTTCAGCTTCTGCCCTTTCGGCTGCCTGTTGCTTTTCAAACTCTGCAATGCGTTCCAGTTCTTGTTTTTTAGAAGGTAGCATTTCCACCAATTCAAATTTCTTTTCAAGAACTACTTCGCTAAAAGCTGATAGGTACTTTTGGAAGCAATCACTCGCTGAAATTAGCAGTAGCGTTTCAATTTCCGACTTATGGTAGTGGAAAGAACTGATTAAGCCTATGGCACTATATGCCATGTCATTGTACTTTTCGGCGGTTAGCGTTGGCTCGTACGCTAGCAAGTTAGCTTTCTTTACATCAAAGTTTGCAAGTGTAATTTCATTGAAAGAATTTACCAAACCACGAATACAACGGTCTGTATATTCATTGATAACCCTGCTGAGTATAGTACGAAACTCTGACTGCAGGCGCGCCTTTTCGTTTTCGCGCTTTTGCTGAAGCTCTACTTCTTTGCGCCTTGCCTCTTGTTCTGCGACTATCTTAGCTGCGTAGTCGTTGCGCTGTTTCTGTAATTTATTTGCCGGTGTGCCGTCCTTCTTTACATCAAGCCCACTTTCAAGCCCGGTAAATTCACTTTTGATAAGGTCAATAACCTTAGTGAACTCAGATCGGTTGGTGTTCAATGTTTCAACCGTAGCCTTTATCTTATCAATGTAAACCTTTGCCTGCGCGTCTTGTTCTGCATTCTCTATACCATTGGGCATGCTTGCCAGCATAGATTCACCGGCGGACTTTGCCCGGCTAAATCGTTCCTGATTTTCTTTCAGGATATCCCCGCCTTTTGCAAGTATCGGGAGTGCATTTTCTATTGGTGTTAATTCCTGTGTCATAAGTTAAAATGAATCTGGGTTATCGAATTTTATACCTGTCTGTTTTGGTGCCTGTGCCAGTTGTTGTACTTCTACTGGCGGTGCCTGTACCGTAACCGGCGGTACTGGTATTGTAGTTCCTTCGGGTAGCTGCTGCTGCGTTTCCTCTTCGTATATCTCGCCAGTTTCGGTGTCAATGTCGATACCATAATCAATATCCTGTATTTCATTTTCCATTCCGGCTTGCTCAATAGTAGCGACTTGTGAAAACTTACCAATCCTGAATTTAGGATAAGTCCTAAAAGCGTGTTTTATTGTTTTTGCCTGGAACATACCGGCGCGGCCCGTAGTCCATGCCATGCTATTTTGGTCTTTTGAGAATTTGCGAAGTGCTTCAAATTCATCCAGTGATAGTACTTTGTAATCAATAGTGCCATCTGCCCTTGTAATTTTCAGATAACAGGCAATTATACCGCGTGAAAGTTCGTTACCCATTTTGCGTATATGGTTAAGGAATACCTTACCGTCACGTGTGCCATACTCGAACACATCGCCATCGTACACCAACATAGGATTATCTGCGTGTTGTATTTGGCCCTGGTTTTTGCGAAGTAGCAATTCACCGTAAGGGCTTATCATTAGGCTTGCGCGTTTCTCCCATTGCGGGTTGTTCTTTGTGCCTACGTTGGTATTGAAAGGCACGATATACAGGTGTTTCATTGTTGGGTCAAAGGATAGCCCTGATACTGCCACGTCCATGAATATGCCGTAGAGTGACATAGGAGTGCATTTGCGGACATTTTCATTATCATTGATAATCTTCAAGAAGTGAAACTGTTCGGCCTGGTAAAAGGCTTCAGCTTGCGCTATATTGCGAATACCATGGACTGTAGCATATACGTTCTTGAATTTGTCACCTACTGCCGGTGCCTGAATGATTTCCCGCCCATTCTTTGCGCTGCGTACAACTTCGCCAAGTGATTGCTTTCCCATAATTTTTATCTGTTTTTGTTAATAAAATGTAACTCTGTTTTAAACATTTCCTCTATCTTTCCGTTCGGGCATACTACGCAAACTGTATAAGTGTCTTCGCGGATAATATCTACCACGTCCCCGCGCTTACAATCTTTGCAAAGCCCGTATTTATCCTCAACTATTGCCTTTTCGCGTCTCATAGATAGTTATATCTTGTGTTGGTAGTTGATCGCTTGCCAGTAAGTAACCGTTTTCTGAGAAACAAACTATTGAACCATCTTCGAATGTGACTTCTATCGGGTAATCTTTCCTGATATTGAGTAGGTTGATACCGTCATGCTCACTTAGCCCGTAATGTGGCGACTGTACCCGTAATGTAGGATCTGCCTGTAACTGCTGGTATAAGTTCATTGTCTATTTTTTAACTCGTTATTTGATTCCCTTATTTTCCTGATTCGCCAATCTGTAGCGAATACCACCGATATAAGTACCACCATTACCAATATGAAAGCTACAGGGTGTGCCGGTGCGCTGTTGAGTAGGTTTGTCATAGCGGGATGATTTCAATAGTTTTTTCGCCTGTGGTAACGTTTTTGGTTAGTTTTATGTAGCCATCTCTAGGGTAACCTGCATAACTATCACATAGTTCGATTGATTTATGCCATTCTCCACCGTACGCACTAGTGTACAAGTTCATCCACCGCACCTCAATCACATCCGGCACATCTATTTCTATGAATAGGTCGTAGCCTGAATCGGTGGAGTTCCCGTGAAGTTTACCTGCGCTATCTGTTGAAGCTATGCTGTTGTTATCTAGCACAATAAACATTTTGAATTCACTTTTCCTGCGTTCAAACCAGTGCGCATCAATTGGTTTTACGCCATTACGGCACACCAAACACTCTATGCTTCTATTTTGTTTTTCCCACTCTGCAAGTGAGAACGGTATTAGTTTCTTTGTCATTATTTTTTAGTTTGTGTTTACAATCGCCAATATGGCTTTGATTTTGTCAATCGGGAGGTCGGAGAATTTTACTTGGCTTATTTTATACCGTAGCATTCTGATTTCAAACCTCTGTTTTAGTTCGGGTGTTTCAGCGTAGTAATAGCCTGTTGCCCACCTAGTTCCACCATTACCTATGTTATGTAATGGGCCTCCAGTTAAATATTCCAGCTTAAATTTAAGATTGCTTGCAAACGCCATTTTGGGTGTTACTCTATCAATTATATGCCTGTCCATACCCCAACGATTATCCTGATACACAACATCGCCTACGTTTAGTTGTTTAGTTTCTGCCATATCAGTTGTTGCTTTTAAAGTACCTATCTACAAAATAGAATACTGTGAATACTACCGCAGATATTGCTACACCTGCGCCAATGCCTACTGTTAGGCCAAATCCGATTACATGAAGTATGTGCGTTACCATTAGTCGATTGTGTGTAAATCTGAATCAATAGATTTCGGTTTGAGTAGGGCCAGGATTGTTGCTATATCAGCTTGCATCTCTTGTATTTTTTGCGCTATTTCGGATATTGCGTCTTCTACTGTTGGGGTGTAAGGGGTTGGTGTGGGTGGTTGCCATAATTTAGGTAGCGGTGTACCTGCACTATAATGCCTTGATACTGAACCCCAATAATATTCGCCTTGTGGCGTTCTGTCCCAATGGAATGCATCCCCAATAGCAAAATTCATACTACCCTTAGTACCATTGTTTATTCCATGACTAAACTTGTACTTTTCATAGTTATCCAACGCTTGTTCACGATATCCGTCCGGCAGTTCTGCAAACCACTCCCTGATTGTCTTACCTACAGGCTCCACGATTACCACGTTCTGCCCGTTAATGTTTTCGCCATGTGCGATTGCTGTACTCATTACTGTATTTGTTTTAAAAATGAAAGAATAGATTTTAGTTTGTTGTTGGTGTTGTTTGAATTGACTGATACCCAATCTGTTACCCTGTTTACAATGTTGTTCACCTCTCGAATATCTGACACGTTCAGCATGGTAACAATCTGTGGGCGTGTAAGTATCTTGTCACGCCTTAACAAGTATATTAGCATAAACTTCGCCTCGCTTGCATAGGCGTCTTGCCTACCGTCTGCTAACATTTCGTTGGGTTGTATAAGGTACTCTTTACAAACCGCCGATAGGTACGGGTCTGCTTTTACAACGGTCATTATTTTATCAATACTTTCCGGTGAAGCGTGACCAAATTCGAGTACTTTACGTAGTACTGATAGATTGATGCCTATGTAATTTGCGCACTCCGTTTGGGTATCGAACGCCTCACAAAACCTGTGTACCTGTAGTAGCTCATCCGCATTTAACCTTACAAATGATGCTTTGTTTTTTACCAACATATAGTTATTTTATGCGGTAAATGTACGTTTTTTATTCGGGTTGTAAAGTAACTTTTACAATTAAATTAGCTAGTGCTAAAAGTGAGCTACCATTTACAGGGCTGTTGTTGTTCATCACAAACTTATCGCTATTTCGGTGGTAGTAACCTTTTATTACATTGCCATAGACGCACTGCCATACATTGTTTGGGCTTTGCATTTTAGTTGCTCTCCAATCACCACACATGATTTCTTTCGGCTGCTCAACGTACATGAACAGGTCATATCCATTTTCAATCCCATCATCACGGTATTTACCATCTCCAAATAGCCCAAAAATACCAATCTTATTTTCATATACACATGATATGTTTTGTTGTGAAACACTTGGATCGAACACATGAATGTCTTTTATTTTCTTACCACACCTTGCCTCCAACCTATCAACCCGACTACCGTCAGCTTTCCACTTTTCTAAATCGAACGGTACTTTTTTGATATTAGTCATTTTCGGTTGGTTTTAGTTTGTCCAAAATCTTTTTTACTGTGTCAGAATTGCCAGAACCCCTGGCTATTGTATTGCAAAGTACCTGCCGTGAAACTCCGAAATACTTTGCTGCTTCATCTTTGTTCGGGTAGCTGTCTGCAATCTTTTCGATTGCCTTAATGTCGGCCTTTGGAATCTTCACCGACTTGAATACTTTTTGTTTCTCCATGCTTTTTAGTTTTACTTATCGTTGCTAGTGCGTTTCTATTGCATTGCAAACATACCACGTACTTTTGATACCGCAAAACTATTTTCAAACTTTTTTATAATTATTTTTCTGAGTGACTTTGGCACTACCTTTGCTGTAAAGTACTATATGAGAAAGCTAATGTTATTTATGTTCGCTGCACTGGCAGTAGGTTGCAGTAAATCTTCAAAAGAAGTTAATGTTGTTGACACATGGAAGGTCACACGTTATACCGTTGATTCTTGCCCCAAATACGCTATTTACTCAGGCAAACATGTTCGGGTAATGGCAAATGTACAGGTCATTGCAGATAAGCCTGAAAGCGAAATGAAAGCGTATGTTGCTGCTGTTACTGTACCGTACTATGAAGCTAACTTTAATTATGGTGGAGATACTGTAAATTACCGTAGGAGTTACGCGAAGTACCAGCATAATTAAAAAAGCCGGGCAGATCGTCCCAGCTTTTTTAATGCTTATTTTTTCAGCCTGCTAGAGTATTTGCTTACCCTTCATTATTTGGTGGCTGTTTCAATCCCGCTGCAATAATTCGTGACCTGTGCGGGCTTTTCTTTATCGCCACAAACCTTGCTAAGTTGCGGTGAAGGGAGTCGAACCCTCGGCCTTTAGGTTATGAGCCTAACGAGCTAGCCACTGCTCTACACCGCATGGCAAAAGTAGTAAATAATTTGATACTACCAAACGCTATCCGAGTAATCCTCGTTAACTGAAATCGAAAACCCGTAACCCCTACCGCTTGTATTGTCTATCTAAATGCCTTATAATCAATAGTTTCAGGTTATTACCTGTCGCAAAAATCGGCACAATTTGCGACATAAAAAAAGGCCAGTGTTAGCGCACCGACCATTATGAACAAACTTCCCTATTGGGTTCCCGATACCGCAAATATACGCAACTATTCCAAATAAAAAAACCAAACACCTGCGAAGTGTTTGGCCTTATCGTTGAGTAAAATAGTACCGCAAATATACGCATTTCGTCTAAGTTCGTCTAAATATTTACCCAAATAAAAAAGCCCCGCTAAGAATAGCAGAGCCAGTTTACCTATGAACACACGTTATTTATAGAACACGCCACCGGCTTCTACATAATATCTTTTTACAGTTTCTAATGTCTTTTCGGGCTGGTCATTACCTGAACCTGGCAGACTTGCCCACGTCTTTTTACAGCCGTCTAATGATTCAATGAACTTGCCGTCCATTAACTTCTGTAGTACGTTACATTGACTGATAAGTTCCACACAACACAAGTCCTGAGAATGTTCGCTAAAGTCTGTTAAATCAAGCTGATTACGCAATACAAGCCATGTAGATTTAGTAATCTGATACGCCCCGGCTGCTGATGTTTTCAGTTTCTTACCTGCCTTATTGGTGTAGTCGAACATCTTCATTGGATGGTCTGCCATACTTTCCATTAGTACAGGTTTGGCGTATGTGCTACCAAACATAAAGCGATACCCATCTTTATGGTTAGTGCCTTCACACTTGCGTATCATGGTCATAAATGCCTTTACGTTGGTGTTCTGCAATGCCTGTTCAAGAAACTTTATTGATGCCATTATTTACGGTTTAAACTGTCAAGTAAAATTCTTGCATTTACTTCATGCTCCTTTATCAATCCCTCTAATCTGTATTCGTAATACCCCCTATCTGCTGTATCTGCGTGATATGAGTATTCCAGTATCTTGTACTGTTCGGCCTGGTCTTTTAGGTTGGAATACTGCCCGATATTACCCATAATGGATAAGATAAGCAGTGTAACAATAAAGTGGCGAATGTCCCCTTTGCGCTCCATTACTCTACAATTGTCCAATCTTCAGCAAGTATATCAGTTTGAGAGGCCAACCAACCATTTACAATACTACCAGTAGCGGTTCGCATACATATGTTCGGTATGATAGTTACCGCATCCCCCATTAATGGCTCAAACAAAGAAGCCTTAATCCCGTCAATGTATTCATGTAACGGTTCGCCTGCCGCTTCTTCCTCAACTACATAAGCTGCGTTTATTTTGCCTTTCTGCAAATACAAATACATGCCCTTGCCGTTCCATCCTTTACGGGCTACCATCTTGCCATTTTTCAGGGATTCAATGGCCTGCCCAAAGTTTAAGTTGTTCATACGTTTATGTTTTAGAATTTAAAATAGCTTCTTAGTATCTGTAAGATTGCCCACAATACCACCAACAACCAACCCCAAAACGCCCACATTGTGCGCTGGTGGGCCTTTGCTTCTGATTGTTTCAACCGTTCGGAAATTCCTGATAGTTGATGCTTCGTTGCGTCCATCTCTGCCTGTTTAGATGATAGCTTTGCATTGCATTCATATTGCTGTTGTTCCATCTTTGCCTTATCGGTTTGGTACACCTTCTCCAGTATTTTGGCGGTATCTACTTTGGTGGTGTGGTAAATAGGTATCTTAATAACCTTCACCCCCGCTTTAATGGCAGAATCGCAGTTGTATGGTATCCATTGCGTGTCAATAACCGGAACGCCAGGAACGTAAACAGTTTGGGTGTAAACGCTATCCTTGCACGGGTGATTGTTGGCGCAATAGTCTGCTGATAGGCTATCGTTCTTGTTGAAGATATCCTGTGCAAGCTGCTGCGTAAACTTTTTGTTTTTATCCTTTTCGGTGAACTTTGTTACCTTATTTGCAGTTGTACATCCCGCAAAAGAAGCAACTAACGCAATGGCTATGGATATCAAAACCGACCACGCCACCACCTTTACGAAATTAATTTGTCGTGTTCTGTCCATACTTTTTGGCTAATTCGTCTTTAAGTAACTTGTTTTCTTTTGCTAGGTTGTTGGATAATTCTTGAAATAACTCAGCCTTTTTTTCCTGTATATCAAGCCCTTCCTGATACAATTCTACGTAGTGGTCGTAGTCGGAAGTTAAGTCTTCAATTGCATGTTGCTTATTAAATAGCCAATACAGAGATGCAAGGCAAGCACCAATTATAAAAGTGAAGCCCGAAACAATAAATATCGTGTTCATAAGTAAATATTTCGGCAAAGATAGTTTATTCGGGCTTATCTTCTGTGGGTTTCGTTTCCGGTGGTGGCGGTGGTGTAGGGCCGCCTCTGAATAGCCCAACGACCTGCGCTACTGTAGCTACCCCCGACATTACCAATATAAATACCATAGTACTATTGATAATCTGCATTCTCAGATTGGGACTATTGCGGGTAGTATAGAAGATAGCCCATGCAAGTACAGCCGATATAGTTACACTTATCCACCTCTTATGGCTTATTTTGCCGCCTTCCATTAGCATTGAGTTAAAGAAGTTCTCTTTCATAATCTTTCTTCTTCGTTAAGTAGGCAAGCCTCTAATCGGGTTGCTCCGGTGAATAATGTGTTATTGCCTATTGGCGTATTGGGCAGTAACCGTACCGCCTCTATTTTGTTTTCTATTTTTTCAATACGCTTTTCTATGTCGCTTACCTTTTGGTCTAATCTGCCTGCGTAGAATATGAACCCGACAAAAGTAGCAAGACCTGTAACTACTTTAATCCACTCTGGGTTATTAATTGATTTTCCTGAGCTCATTGTATATCTAAGTTTTTCCTGTAAGCAACAATAGAGTATAAGTTAGCCGGGTCATTACCGTTCCAGCCTGCATAGTCCATACCTGCAATGATAACATTAAAATCAGTCACCTTTTCGCCTGAATTGTTGTATAACACAACATAAACAATTGCTTGGTTTTTGTTATTGTCACTATACGAAGGTATGCCCATTCTTACGGCTGTATCTGCCATGATAGACACCGGAGATATATTCACATAGTCGTAGTGGTTAACCGTGTCAGTATGTATCGTTTGCGCCCCTGTATTGAGTGCGCAAGCCATTGATAGTATAAGTAGTAGTCTTTTCATTTTTAGTTGATTATCCAGTAGCTAAATGTGTTTGCGTCCGAAGCGTTTGTACTTGTTACCGTAAATGAAGTACCTGCAATCTTAGAAGCTATTGATAGTTCGCCCGAATTGCTCAAAGTGCCAGTATATTGGCAGAATATAAGGCTATTGGCTGTTACTGCTGTTGTGTTTATGGTAACAGTACCGCCTGAAAGTGTGCCGGTGCCTGTACTTGCATTAGTGCCTGTAGCTATCTTTAGTTTATTGCCTGCATCGGTTAGTATAATATCTCCCAATACCTGCAACGCATCTACTGTATTATCTGTTATGGTGCCAATAGTGGTTCTGCCGACAAGATGATTTGGTGTCGTTCCGCCTGAATAGAACGCATGACCTGTATTATTGACTGCATAGAACGCCCTGTAATCGTATGCGCTGGTAAGTACAATACCGTTATTTGTAAAGCTGGTGGTAATACCTGTTGCGCTGCCGGTCTGATTGATAACGCTGATATCATTTATGGCATTCTTTTGCGCAATGCCTGATGTGGGGGCAAATGTACCGCTTGCGCTTGACGGTCTGCCTAATTCAATATTATTAATCACTCCTGATGTCGGAGTAAGTGCCGCCCCGCCTGCGTAGCCGCCTAATGCAAATGATATAGCACTGTAGTTAGTAGCTGCGCCACTACCTACCCCGTATATTACCATAGGATTATTAGCAGAACTTGCCGACCTGAATAATATAGCGTCATGGTGCAAGCCACCTTGGTAAAACATAGGGTTGGTGTTTGAAAGTGCTGTACCAAATTGGATAAATGGCAAGTTGGAAGATACCGTATTACCATTACCGATACCCATTATTAGCCCCCTTGTTTGGTCGGCTCCGTTGCGAACTACTTTATTTTTCAGGATTAGTACCGATTCACTGTTGTACTTACCTTTCATGTAGTGAACGCCATTCGCTGCGCTGATGCTGTCCTGAACTTGCCCGTAAACAAGACTTGTTAAACCTACTGAATCGCTTGTGCCGTATTGTAATTGTGTGCCGGCAACCTGGCCGCCTTTGATTATGTAGTTATTCAAGCCGTAGGTAACAGTTACTGGGTTGCCTGCGCTGTTTGTATCTGCCCTGTTTTGCTTTGCATCTATTCGGGCAGAAAGCGAACTGGTATCTATAATTGGGATCACCGAAAATAGGCTATCAGCATACCGCCTTGTTTGTGCCATTGATGAATCGCTGATGTCTGCAAGGTATAGCCAACATTTAGCCATTGTAAGGCGGGTAATTGTGCCCGGTGCATTTACCATTCCAATTTTAGTGTAAATCGTATCTCTGTATTTTGTCGTGGTGATCTGCCCACGACTGGTAAATGATAGAAGCACAAAAAGAAACAGGAGTAGTTTTTGCATGAAACAAAAATACTCCTGTTATGTAAGTAAGGCTTTCAGAATTTACCCACCCTTTATATATCTCTAGTGATCGCCCAATTTGTCGGTATGCCTGCCTGAGTGTTAAGGAATGCAAGTGCTGTACCTGTTGGCGGTTGCGCTGGTGTTTGATTTATCAGTACCGTTGCCCCTGGCGAACCTGTAGAGTATGGACTAACATTGTCACGTATTGACAATACCAGTGCATTCAGGTTCGCTTCGTTCAAGCTACAAGTGAACTCAAATAGGTTTACGTTGTTTGAGAATATCGCCCCACCATCAAATACATTGTTATCAAACGCTTTGATATCGCCTATAATAGATACCTGCTGCAACGAAGCTGCGCACGTTTGAAGGAATGAAGCATCTACACTGGTAATGCTGCCTGAAAGTTCCGACATTGGTAGTAGTAGTATTTCCAAATTTACCGGGCAAGTACTACCCGCCACAACTTCAGGATAATAACCATCGTCACCGTATCGGTAAACATGCAAGTAACCTATATTGTCTGTTGCTGTGAAATCTTCACCTGAATGGAATATGTACGAGGTAGTTGTAGTGCTTGGTGTAAATCTCCGTTGCCTCAATTCGGCCCCGGTAGCACCTCTCATTTCAATTGTGCCATCGCCCCAAACAACAATAGCTTTCCATGAAGTTGCCACCATGCCCGTAGGTCTGCGCATTTCGTAGCTGAAGCCCGACCTTGTAGCATCGCTATTGGATTTTGTAACAAACCCCATGTAGCGGCTGTAAATAATTGGTGCCATTGCGCCCCACGTTTCACCGATACCATTGGAGTAGTATATTGCTGTACCTGATACGTAGAATGTGCCTGTAAGGTCGTTGGCTGCTGCGAAATCGTCATTTAGGTATTCCACAAATGCAGTTAGTGCCGCCTCGTTTTCAATCCAGCCAATAGGATCAAGTACCGTGAACCCATCCGCATCTTCCATACCGAAGAACTCATAAGCGAAAGGATAGCGAATAACGCCCCCATCTTCGGGCATATCTAGTGCAATAATTGAATTATCTACGAAGGTGTAAGCATCTGTTAACGAATACTCCGCAAGTTGGAAATCGGCCCCTAATAATTGGAAGTTATCTATTTTCTTTTCGTTCCACGTTGCACCCTTTACCGCCCGGAATCGCTGCCCCTGAATGTTGATAGTTTTGCAGCATGTAAACCAGTTCAATTTATCCAGCAAATAGCGGGTAATACCTCCCTGCGAAGTGCTTACCGCATCTTTACCACCTGCCATTAGTTTGTAATTGCGTGATGGTGTGGCGGAAATTGTGTTATTTTGGTAATCCTGGTCTATCCATTCTACCGAATTTCTTACCGCCTTATCTAATTGCAAGTCACCATCAAAGCGAATAGGCATAACAACCGGCCTACTCTCTGCCAATTCCGCAAAAAGTATATCTAGTGCGTTTTTGTCGTTGGTAGCTTCCATGTAGATAGTACCCGGCAAACCTGCTGTAACTACTTTTATCGGTTCGGATATAAATAGCCTATTTTCGCTGCTATCCAAGTCGAATGTGGGATCGTACAAGCATTTAACTTGCACATAGTAAATCCCATCGGCAAATGCTGAGTAAGTAGCAAGGCCAGAAGTGCCACCAAATAAATTAATGGTAGTCCAATAGGTGTATAACTGATGATCTCCGTCACCATCTGTATATACGTTTGCCGTGAGTGTTGCAGCCGGTGTAAGTAGTGCGTAGTAATCAGCAACAGCATCTCCGTTGCAGTCAATGATTGATACATATATCTTTTCTGCTGTGGTGTCTAAATAAATTCCTATTTTATCTTTACCTGCTGCCTGATAGAAGTATCGTTGTTCAGGTTGGTATAACCTTCGCTGTTCGTGATAGAATCCCCTGTCGAATGGCAGTGTGTTGTAACGCACATTTGTAGTATCGTTTATTGGATGAAATCGCAAAGTATTAAGCGGTGGTATTCTAGTAGCTTTTGCCATATTATAATTCTGTTGGTAGTGGTGTAGTATTTGACCAAATTAGGTCATATTTATAAACATTTTCATTGCCAGGATGTACGCCTATTCCGCCCCACACAAACGCCTGTATAGTGTTGCCCTTGTAAGTAAAAGAAACATACCCATATTTAGCAGTACCTGCTGTTGCTGTGTTGATACTAATATCTGCTGTACTGGTAAGCGTTATACCTATCGGGTAGAAGTAGGCCACGAAATCACTAGTAACTAATGGGTCAGCTTCTGTTATTGGCCCTGAATACATTTCACTAACAAGTGCTGTGTTTTTTTCACCATTCAAAAAAGTAACGTCTGCTGATGGTGCAAGGTACATATTTGAGTATAGCCACTGCCCTAACCTTAGCAGATTCCGCTTTGGTGTACATGCGATATTGTACACGCTAGCTATTACGTCCGCTGGTAGCCCGGCGGTAATTGTGTGACTTTTGTCTATTATTTGGCAAGTAACACTATCAAATGATTCCGTAGTTCCGTCACATTGAAAACCGAAAGTATCATTATCACTCCCGCTATCGGTACTTTTTTTGTTGGCAAGGTTCGCCCGAGTGAACTCTATACCGTAACAATCGAATCTATAAGGCGTGGTGTAATCTATTTTCTTTACAGTGCGTAGTAGTCCGTTCTTGTATGACTGGCTGCTGTTGTATTCATATCTACCATTAACATCGTCATACGTTTGATTCTTGTAACCTACTGCGAAGGTATTTCCTAAGTGGGTAGTCATTGGCGTAAACTCCACATCAACAACATCTGTACCTAAATCAACAATCAGAGTATTTGCAAAGAAGTACCGCAACCGTTCAAGTACTATGTCGCCCGTATCGTTTATACCACAACTGCCCCCACACCTGGCGAATAAGTCCTGTAAAAACTCCTTTATTGATGTTCTTATTTCCGGGTCTTTCGGGTTGCCTTCTGCGTCAAGGTACAGCCCACGGATTGCGTCCCCGCATGTAAAGTAAGTGTATAGCGGGTTCAAGTCATAGTTACCCGAAGCGTCTATCCCATCTGTTAAGTAGTCGCTCACAACCGTTAACCCTGCTGCTGCAAATAGCTTATTTGCCAATTCAATATGCGAATAAGCCCTTACGGCTGTTGCAGGCTGTTGGTGGGCCCAATCTATATGCAAGAAGCCGTCCGAAGTGACAGTATAGGAAACTAAACTACCTTCCATTGTAGTTTCCGGGTTTTCCGGTGTAATCTTAAAATAGAATAAAGCAAATTCATTAGAGGTTAAAGTAAGTGGCACTTCACCGCTTATTGAAGTATCAAATACGCCCGTCCTTGCCTCGCCTAAATCTGTTAACCCTAATGGGTCAGTCCAAAGTACTGTTTCGCTTACCGGAGTAGTCCAATCTGCTGTTGAATATATTCCCATTACCATTTCAAATAGTTGCTTTTCATGTCCTGTTGAACCGCCCAATTGATTTGCGTATGAAAATTCCATTTTTCCTGTTAGGGTTCCTGTTGAATTTACTACAGGAACATATAAATATGCCCGTTCAAAATATCCACCACTGCCACCATAACCAATAACTACCCCATTCGATTGATTATTATTAGCCAATACATCAAAATCCCCCTCTCTATTTCTGTAATAAGCCCCAAAAGATAATGCTGATTTGTCACCGGCCCCGCCATTGTTGTATGTGTTTATTGATATACCCCCACTATTGCCGTCTGTAAACACGATCCAATGATAAGAACCCTTTATCACTACCCCTTCTGCCTTCACATAGCTACAATCTGATGTGGTTATAGGTATTGAGTAAACAGTGTCATAGTTTGACTTTAGCAATGCAGGCGAACCCGCCTCAAGTAACGGTATAGAAACGGTATCATTTTCCTGAGTAGATGAGTACTTCGAAAAGTCCATATCCGTAACCTGCAACAACTCGTAAGCCATTGTACTGTGATTCAGGTAATGTATTTCCAGTTGTAGCACACTTTCAGACAAAGCCCCCACAAATATTTTACGGCATATGCTAGCTATTTGGTCAATTGCTTTCACCTTTTCAGGCCCATATGTACGGAAAACACCTAACCTATATTGGTCGCCTCGCTTTTGATCAATGCTAAACTCATCCCAGTTTACAAGCCCTGTTACCTCTATGCTGTTGCCGTCTGCGTCTAAGTATGTGCCGTCTGCTGATGTGCTATCAATGGCAGTAGTTGTAACAACTCCACCCACTAAAATATAATAGGTGGTATCGTCAAGCCGTAAGTAATATTTCAGTGGTTTTTTCATATGTCGTTAAGGTATTGCGCCCAACTGCCATTATTGTTAACTGCCTTGCGAAGTTCGCCATTTTTCCAGCTAAAATGAACCTCACGTTTACCCATTATAGCCGACTTCACTTCTGTTATCTCACTTTTCAGGCTGTTGATGCTTGCAACCACGGGCGCACTGTCGCTGGCAACTACTATACTGCCATTAGCCAACCCACGGATAAGAATTGCACCCATTAGCCCGCTTGCACTACCTACAATATCGCTTACTGGTAGTACCTGTGTATGTTCCGGCAAGTTTGCAATCGTTTCTTTGTCTACCAAATAGGGTTTTTTACCCGGTTCTATAACAACCTCCGGCCCAGCTTCTCCAAACCTTGCCGCCCCGCCTGGATGGTCTTCTGTACCTTCTGCGTAGGATGGTATGGGCTGTGCTGCTGCTATGCCTAATTGCATTGCTCCGATTGCACCTATAGAAGCTGCCAACGCAATATTAAACGGTGTGAATGGTACCATTCCCAACGCGGTGATAACCGCCAACGCTGTACGCTGGATGATAGCGGCTATTGTTGCGGCCTTATCGGCAATGGCTGCCTTTCGCTTTATATCGTTTTCTTTCCGGTTAATTTCGTCACGTTGTTGCGCTGCCTTCGCTTCTATTTCACCTATGCGAATAGTTTTTTGTTCTTGATTCAGGAAAGAATTATTTACAGCTTCAATTTCCTTTTGTGCAATTTCATCAATAGCGGTTTTCTTTTGTTCCATTAGTTCAAGTTCGCGCTGGTAGCGGTCTTGAATGGCACTGTTAATCACGTTAATGCCTTCAACTGCCTTTTCTGATAGCTGCCCAATTTGCGATACATCTTCTTGAGACAAACCGAATGCCATTGAGCCTGGTTTATCAACTCCCATATTTTTTAGCTGAGAATCTATTTTTGCAATGGCTTCTGTAATCTTATTTACGTTGGTTGTTGGGTCTGCTGCTACTAATGCTTCAAGTTCGGCCTGCAAATATTCTTTAGTCATTAGAAGTCTGCCCAACTGAAATTTTCTTTCGGTTTCTTCTTTCTGCTTGGTAAGTTCTTTATAACTAATCGTACCGGCTTTGTACTTTTCTTCTATCTTATTCAGCGCGTCACCCTGCAACCCTTCCATATTGGTTGTGATGTTCTGCACCATATCCAATCGCTTCTGCACTTCGTCTGCCTGAATGGCTGTTATACCCTTTTCGGTATCGCGCGAATTGCTGAATATTTGGGCATTATTTTTAGCGACAATGGTAAGTATCTGTTGCTGGTACAATGCCTTCTTTTCAACTAACGACTTTTCTTCGTCTGTTCTATCCTTTACGGCCTTCTTTTCTATTTTGGCTATCTCTTTTAGCCCGTAATTGGCATTGTCGTACTCAGCTGACATACGGGCCTGCTGTGCAATAGAAGATAATTCAGAGTACTTTTTGTAAGCTGCTAATCTTTGTTCCATGCTATTACTTTCATTCTCAGAGATAGCCTTTTGGGCCTCTGCGTCAATCTCTACCTGTTTTGCGTATTCTTCATAAAGCAACTTGGTAACTTCCATTTCATTTTTTAACCTGTCCTTTGCCCCGCCACCAGTTGCCGGGCCTGCTGCCTTGGCTCCGGTGTTTGTTGGGGTAATAGGTTTAGGGTTGAATAGTTTTGCTACGTCTTCTGCATTAAATCCCAATTCCTTTAACTGCTTCATTAGCTTTTCGGCCTCTACTGATGCCCCCGAAGCTGTGCCTTTGTACAAGTTTACCGCATCTGATAACTTGCTTACTTTCTTTTCAGTATCCGTAAGCGCATCAAATGAGGTACCCAATTCACCGCGCGTCAACTTAGCATTTATCTTTTCTTCGGTAATTCCTGTGGCCTTAACCGCATCATCGTATAGCCTTTGGGCAACTGTAAGCTGCTTAGTTGCTTCTGTTTGGTTTTCAATCTGTGCGTTATACTTTAATGCCAATTCCGAAGCCCTGGCATTAGATAGCAGTAACCTTTGTTTAATCATTTCCTTTGTCGCCTCAATGTTTAGCGACATAGCACCGGTTTCTTTGTCTATTTCAATTACTGACTGCCCGAAAGTGGCACCTAATTGGCCGGTAATCTTTTCAAGTTGCTTTTTGTCGGCCTCGGTTTTATTTACCTTTCCTGAAAGTTGTTCATATTCATCAACAAGTAACTGCGAAGCGTCCGCCTCTTTTTTAGCAGATACTGCCGCGGCCTGTTGGGCCTTATCTACTCCCGACAATTCAATTACAAAACGGCCTATACTTTCTTCGACATCTGCAAACATTTGTTTCATTATGGCAATTTTACCAGTCAAAGTAGTGCCAAATGCCTCAGCGGAACCCTCAATACGTGGCTTTAGTTCCTTCATGAGAATTGAAAGCCTTTCAGTAGGTGTTACCAGTCCATTTGCGTTTTCCTCAGCATCTTTAATATCTATACCGTATTGCTTTAATGCCTTTCCGTTTCCTTCCAGTGCCTTAATGATAGTTTCGCTAGCATCTTCAATGCTGGTGCCTTCTTTGGCTGCAAAGTCAACAATAACGGGTAACAACTCATTCATTTGGTCTTCTGTCAACTTACCATAGGTAATAAGGTTGTCGAATACCTTAATTACCGCATCGTTATCCAAATATTTAAACTTTGCCGCTAGTTCGTCTGCCTGATTTGATAGCCTGCCCAATGCTTGCACATTGCCAATCCTTTCCAAACTTGCAGTAAGTTCCTTGGTGTTTTTATCTGCCTGCGATACCTCCTCTACTATGTCTGCCGCTATGGATTGTAGTGCCTGAAATGACACATAGCTTGCTGCCATTGCCACCACATTGCGTGCAAGGTCTTTCAGCTTGGTAGACACCCCGCCAACGCTTTCAGTGTTTTTATCAACCGCTAGTTTAACCTCACCCATTGCCGCCTTCAATTCGTGGGCGCGCTTTTTTAGTTCGTCAAATTCTTTAGTGCCTTGTTTTTCTTCAAGTACTAACCTGTGCATTTGTTGGGTTACCTGCGATAACTCAGCACTGGCAGAAGTAGTACCCATACCCCCACTAAATGACGTTAACCCGCCTGCTGTACTTATGGCAGACTGTAAGTTTTGGGCCTTAGTTGTAAGTTGGGTAAATTCTTCGCTGCCTTTTTTGCCGTCAATAATTAGCTGTACTATCTGCTCGTGTATGGCTTTAAGTTCTTTTTTTGCATCTGGGTAGTTACCAACATTGCGCTGAAAGTTACCTATGCTTGCGTCTGCTTCTTTTACTGCTTTATCTAGCTCGTCTATTTGCTTAATTACAGACTTACCCAAATCACTTTCTCGGTCTTCTTTCGATAACTGCCTGTAAGCATCTTTTAACCTGCCCAACCTTTGAGCCATATCATCAATACTACCTGCTGCTGCAATGGTTTCTTTTTCCTGGGCTTTCATGGCAGTAGTAGTTTCCGAGAGGCTTATTTTTAACCTTGTTTGCTCGCGAACTAAGTTTTCTATTTGGGTGCCGGTGGTAATGCCAGCGTCCTTATATGATTTCAGTTCTTTTGTAATCTCAGATAGCCGATTCTTATAGGCAATATACTGTTTAATATTTTCGCCCATAGTTCCAGTATGGGTAGCAAGGAATCCGTTTGTTTCGTTTACGATCTTCTTATAATCCAGTGTTGCGCTTGCCACATCATGAATCTGTTTAGCTGCTGCTGCTGATTGCGTCACTACCTGCTGCAAATTAAGCCCCGAACCAAACCCATTAAAGGTATTACGCGCCTCTTTACTCAGTGTGCTTATGTCGCCTGTTATAGACTTAATTACTGCTGTTAACTTGGTATACTCTACCTCAATTGCTTGTAAATCGACTATACTATCTAACCGTTCATTAAATGGCATGTTGTTGCTGTTTTAGTGTTTCTGAATACTGTTGTAATTCTAAGTACATAAGTGCAAACTCATAGGTACTTAGTTGCTCTGCCTTATAATGTTGCCCCCGGTGCTTGCTGATTGCCAATAACACCTTCATAAAGTGTTTCTTTGTGACCTCTCCACCTTCTTTAGCACTGCTGTACTCTTTTAGGGCCAATGCTGCCTTTAATTTCTCATTTCCGAGTAATATTTCAACCCTTTTAAGGTCGTTTTGTGCTGTATTTTCACTGATTTTAAAGCCCCAAAGGCGCAATTCTTCGGCTAAATCTTCTTTATATTCAGTGTTTAAAGCGTCCAAAAGACATGTAACAACGGCAATTTTTAGCTTTATTTTGTTGACTTTTGAACTGATTTTGTTGTTTTTAGCAACGTTTTTATCTTCAACCGCCTCGTAAAAGTCAGATTGTAGCTTAATCCATGCGCTGAATAGTTCGTTTTCGGTTGGTTTACCTGATATAATCAACCTGGTATAGTCCTTTGTTACCGAACAATGTATGTAATCAGCTAGTGGCAACTCATCAAGTGATGAGCATAATTTCAATGATTCCAAGTCGGGTAATACTTTCATCTCCCGGCTCACGCCACCCTGGCTGCCCGTTTTTTGACCTGACAATAACCATCTTTTTAAGTCCTTTGGCTTTCGCATGCGCATACGCTTCTTTTTTCGCTTTGTCAACTAACTGCTGGTAGTATGCCAGCTTCTTTTTATCACATTCCGGGCAACTCATATCGGTTTCTCTATTAAGGTTATCCATCCTGTAGGCGCACCCGGCCCCCGCTTGCTGGTAATGCCTACTTTGATGTGTAACTGCTGCCTTAGTTCGGGTATAATCAAATGTTGCCGTATCAATTCCTTATGTACAGGCGACAAACCAAAGGCGGTGTTATTGTACTTAGCATCAATTGCCGGTGTAAAGCCTGCCATTGCATCAAAGCTAATTACATTGCCTACCCTGATTGCATCAATAGTACTATGAAGGTAGCCGTTTATCCTTAGATTTGGTTGGTTGTAAGGTGTAAACGGGTACATTCGTTTTTTCCAAGCTGCATACGCTTCAGCTTGCTTACGTGTTTTGAAAAACGGATCGTCTGTTATTTTCGGTGTAAGGTAGTCGCCTAACCTATTCTTGCCTGCCATTAGCTGCTGAATGTTCAATATTACTAGGTTCTGAGTGTTAGAATCAATGATTTTATGCACCTCATTTAGCATTGAGAATGCAGAAAGTCTATCCAGTAACATCTTTGCAGTAGTCATAAATTAATAAAGGGAGTGGGATTGTTCCCGCTCCCTTTTGGATTTTCGTTTTTTAATGAGATTACTCAGCTTTTGCCTTTGGTGCTTTTACTGGCTCCGGTTGTTTGCCTACTGCCTTGCAACATTCGTCATAAATAGCTGCGGCCTGCCCTTCGTATGGCAAGCCTGCACACTCTGTAATGTATGCGTCCTTTGTCATAGATGCCGCATGCGTAGCATTGTGGTGTACTCCGTTAATAGTTATGTTCTTGTTCATTTCAATAGCTTTTACCACCAAACCCGGCCCCATTTACGGGTGCCGGGCTGATGTTATGGAGAGCATCTTAATTATACCATTGTTACTTCGCACTTGTTAGATGAGTAGTAACCGCCTGTTGCAGTGAACAAGACGGAAGGGGCTGTAAACTCCAATACCGCTATAGCTGCTGCTGAGTATCCGCCACCCGAAGCAAATACAACGGTATAAATACCTGTAAGTGTTGACGGTGTGATGGAAGTTACTGTTATAGCTGCGCCTGTTGCTTTGTTGTAAGCCTGTACGCAAGTAGTATCAATAGCTGCGCCCAACGTGTCAGCAAGATTTTCGCTGCCGTCACCAGCTTTAAGTATGTACGGGAAAGTACGTGTGCCAGTGCTTGCGCCTGCTGTAATGTCAACTTCAACAATAGCAGCATCTTCCAATGTGCTGATTATATCAGAATCCATCTTTACAGCATACATATCTTCTGCCATTTCGTTTACTTCTGCAAACGTGATGGAGATACGATATTCAGCAACGGCGGTAGGTGTGCCAGCCTTTGGCGCGTGCACATACACATCTTCAATCTCGAAGCCATTCATGCCTGTAACAAGGCCCGAAGTATATTTGTTAGTGCCTACCAACACTTCGTTATTGTCAATGAACAACCACTTGAACTCAGACTGTGCGCCGGAGTATGAACGTACTTTCTTAAAGTAGTCGTAACCGCCTTTGTCAAAAGTGAAGTCCATTATGATCTTACCATCGTCAGTGTAACGCTGACCACCGTAGCCGAGTGTTTGAACGCCTGGAGCCTTTGATTTATCTTCACCGTTGGTGAACGGCCCTAAGAACTGCGCCCGGTCTGCTATTGCATCGTTGTGCATTGCTGCAACAAGGCTTGCCAATACTGCCGCCTTTACTGTTGCATCAGTAGCCCCGAATGCAGGTGAGTAGGCCCAATCCCTAGGGACTGCCACCATACCGATAACGTAAGAGAGGTTGAAGTCGCAACCTTTCTTACCGGTGTTTTTGCGGTTTGTGCCGCAATCTAATCCTTTTATCATTTTGTTTGTTATTTAAGCTGTTAGGAATATGGGATTGTACTTACTGACTTTTAGTGGCTGCCCCACAATTCAAATGAAGCTACAGAGGCTGTTGTTGCGGTATCTGATACATAAACGCCACGTAAATGATTAAAGTGGAACCCTCGCACATCGTACATTACTGTTTGTGTTGCATTACCTATAACTACGTTAGAATCAGCACACGGTACGCATTGAGTAGTAGTACCGCGGACTGTGTACCAAGGCCCGGTACTATCTACTGCACCCTGTAACTTAACATAGCCCCTTTGGTAGCCTGATGTTTTGGTTACCTTCACCTTCACCATCATATTGCTATACCATGAAGTGTTTAGGTAGGCATACAATGTGCGAACACTATCCAGTACTTTAGATGTGGTGCGAACTTCGGCCCCTGTTTTCCAGTAAATGTAGTTTGGTGAAACCTTAGCCGTTTGCACCAGTTGAGCTTCTGCGCATATTGCGCTTAATAGTACTGCCATTAGGCAGAAAATAAACTTTTTCATTTTTAACAAGTTTGGTTTTTAATTGTGATCGTTAAGTTTTGAATTTCAATGGCATCTAAGTAGTCTATACCCTGATTGCCTGTATTAGTTCCGTTTTTACCCCAAAATAGGCGGTCAATCTTCTGATGTTCTACATTTCGCACGTCTCTATACCTTACTTCAAACCTGTTATACAATGCAATCTGTTTAATGAATGCTTCATAAATTGGGTAGAGTATCGGTTTAAAGCTGCTAGCGTATCGCTCTGAAGCTATGATGTCCGGCCTCGTAGCATGTGCAATGGCAATGTTCAATGTAGCGCGTGTATAATGTGGGCCTACTGTGCCCATACTTTCGGTGAAGTCCTGGAACAAAATTATACATGGAAATTTCTTTGCCCTGTACTCCTCGCTCCGTTCCATCTCAGCAAGTACATTCATAACTTCTACCGGATGCCCGTACATGTAATTCAGAAACGTGATGTTAGCATCTTCGGCAGTAAGTGTAGGTAACACCACCGCGCTAGTTGCAGTAACAACATCCTGAATCATTTCTACAATCGGTTTCGGGTAGCTCATAAGTTGAATGTGTTTATCCTACCAAAACAATGTACTTCTTCGCTGTCATAGTCATATACTGCAACATCGTCACCATCTAGTTTGTACTCCAAGAAATCACGTAACAAGTCTGTAATATCTGCCATTTCATTCCACGCCCTAACTGATTTGTTAATTGAGCTGGTCTTTGTGGCATTCTCTACAGTTGCAGTACCTTCCCCGGCTGTACCAGTTATTGTAGCTGCATTACGCTGATACCAGTAGTACACATAGTTGGCTATCGGGTTTGCCCCGTCTGCCTGTAGCCCGGCCCACTTGCGTAGCTTGCCATCTGCATTATAGTATTCTGCACCCTCTAGAATATCAGTCCATTTCGGATCAACAGTGACGGCAGCAATACCAGCAATGAAGGCTTTACCGAGTGCGTAACCCATTGCTTTATAGATGTAATCACTTTCGTACTTACTTATAAAGCCACTGATTGAATCCTCGTTCCATGCACGGGTTAAACCGGCAATAAGAATTTCACCTGTAAAGTCGTTGATTGTTAGTATTGCTGCCATGTGTGATTATATTATACTGATGCTACTGCAAGGTCTGCCAATGCGGATGTAATGTCGGTACACTTCATGAATGCGTTAGCATTAACGTTCCTGATTAACAGGTTGCCGCGCATGTAACCCTTAATGGTTACTGTTTCAGTTTGGAAGTTTGTGCCATTTTCATAGCTCATTTCCATGCCGAATCCTTTACGCATGTAGATAGTGCCTTTTGTTGAATCCATTACAAACAAGCTATTTGCAGGTACATTAGGGTTGCTGCGTATCTGCATACCGTCAATGCTTACCTCTTTGTTGTTCACAACGGTAACGAATGGAGGTAGCAGGTACCTGCCCTGGCTGTCCTTAATCAGCATGTTTTTGTACTTATCAATGGTGTTAACAAGCACAAAGTTTGGAACCCATGAACTGTCTTTGCCTGCTGCAATAATCTGCGAAGCCATAGCGACAATCAAGTCATATATATTTGGCTCTTTTACGGTGCCAGCCCATGCAGGTATAGTACCACCAAGTGTGTTGCTTGCGTCAAACTCTGATGCAATTTCATCAACTCCATGCCAGTTAGGTGAACTGCCGTCACCATTCAGTAGATTGTCATCTACTTTCAGGATAACAGAAGTGTTTATAAGGTTGTTTAATTCACCCTGTACGAAGTCATAGTCTTCTATCATGTCAACAGAGGCGTGAATAAAATCCTTTGTCTTCATGATTTGGATTGACCTTTCCTTCCATGTTACAGAAGATGCCGGAGTGATTGCGTTAATGTCAATGCAGTTCTTGGCATCGCGTGCAATTGTTTCCTGGTCAATGTATTTCACGTACTCCAAAGTAGTTGGAACTACCGGGAATATGTCGAACATGAAAGGTTGGCGCACCGGCAATTGGCCTATACCTGGCACACGCATGCCGATAGTATGTGCGGCAATATCCGAAGGTGTGGCGGTCTTTGAGTAAAAAGGTATATCTTTTAATTCAAGGTCGCGAATCTTCTTAGACTTAAAGTCTTTCAGCTTTTCGGCATTGTCTTCCAGTGCCTTGCGGAACGGATCAACAAACGAATTGCCGCTTACTCCTTCATCTTTCATTTTCTTTACGTCCTGTGAAAGAGTTTTGAAGCCGGTAATTACCTCTGAAAGGTCTGTCATTTGTTCTTCACTCAAACCTTTGCCGTTCGACTTTGCAAATTCGCCCATGAAGTCCCTTATTTTAACTTCAAGGTCGCTAACCTCTGCGAACTGCTTTAGGTATTCGTCCTGAGCTTCCACGAATGACTGCGTTTCTTCGCTCAGTTCATCCCACTTTTTTTGCTCCTGTAGGAGCTTTTTCAGCTTTTTCATTATTTGTTTTTGTTTAAAGCGTTAGTTAATATGGATAAATCCAACCCCTTCTTTTTTTGCGGCTCTACTGGTGGAGTGGGTTCCCCCGGCTCCGTTTCGCTGAGTGCGATATATTTAGATAGTAGCTGTTTAACTTTCAATGATACCGCAAACGGCAATGACTTACTTTCAGCGTCAATGGCAAACAATAGCTTTGCCATGTCTTCAACTATTGGCGTTACTGCCTTACTGCCTTTCATGCCTTCAAAGCCTGTTTCTTCGTTGCAGCCAAATGTTACAACTGAGATTTCAAATAGGTTAATTTCCTTTACCAGTAAATACCCTGGCTGCATTTTGTCGCCGCCAACCCATTCGCATTTGTCCCACACGTAGTTGTACCCTATGCTGAATTGATTCAAAGTGCCTGACTGAAGTTGTATCAATACTTCGTCTGCCTTAGTTATTGGGTCTAGTTCCGCCTCGAAGTATAAACCCTTTTCATCTTCTACCAGCACAATCAATCGGCCTAACGGCTCATCTGTTTCATGCTGATTTAAGAACACCATTTTACGGTTAGTAGCACTACCCGGCCCGCGCTCGCTGATAGATTTAGAACAACAACCTTTTACAAGCATGTCGCCCGCATCGTCAATGTTATTCCATATCGCTCCGTAGCCCGATATTTTCCGGCTCGTTACGTCTATCTTCACATCTGTTATCCCTAGCGACTTGTAACGCATCGGGCTGTTGCCCCTCTTTTGTTTCAATTCCTGTAGTGTCATTGTGCGTTATTTTGTTGTTGGTCGGGTGAAACATTTTGTTGCTGAGTGCTTCCATCATTGCCTTTCAATTTAATTATTTCCATGACCTTTGCCAGTTCTTCTGGAGACATGTCGTATAGTAGTTTTTCGTAGAAGCTATTAGCAATAGCCTGATACCCTAGTTTAATACGCCAATCATTGAGCGTGATCAACCCATGAATAAACTGTACTCTACATGTTTCGTTATTGCGCCAATCCACTTCGGCCTTCTCCTTTTTATTTTCTTGGAGTACATTAACGTGACTGAAATCAGCATGTAAGTACATACCCATTTCATTAAGTTTCAGGAAATTAGTTAGGCTTTGGGCCTTCTTTTGCGCCCTCGGTATAACTACATTCTCATAAACAGACTTCTCCGCTGCTGCCTGGTTTTCGTATTTGCTACCTTCTTGCCTTGGCATTAACTCCCTTGGTACCTTGTAAGTAGCATATATAGCAGCTGCATCGTGTTCGGTTTCCGTGAATGGCTCAAGCTCCTGAATAGTTGCAGCAATCTTAATGAACTCTAATGGCACATCTGTAATACCTACAGGTGACTTGCTATTAGTCACACCATAGGTGTTATTGTAATCGTCAATAGCTCGTTTCTTTTCGTTTGCCGTCAGTGGCTGCAACCCGGTATCGTCACCCTTCTTGCTTACCAACATGCCCAACGCACCGCGCTTGGTGTATATCACGTTTCTAGCTGAGTAAACAGCTAGTAGGTTACTTACCGCCTTTTGTGCTGATAGTAGTGGAGATTTGCCAATAATACCGTAATCGCGTGATTCTATGCTGCTGAATTTTGAGTATAGCACAAACTCAGGCATGATTGTATTTAAGCCGTTCCACCCGTCCGAACATAAGTAATGTTGTATTAAATCCTCTTTGGTTGTTGCGGAAAGCAACTTCAATATTGGCTGTAACTGAATCTGAACCCCGTCTGATGGTAGATTGATTAGCGTTGCAATGTTGCGGTAACTAACCTGCATACCTGTAGGTACATTGGCATAGATGTAAGACTTACCAGTGATTAACTCGTAAATCTCTGACATCTGTATAAAGTCCTGCCAATTCTGAATAGGGTTAGGCTGTTGCATTAGCCTTTCCATGTACTTATTGTTGGTAACTATAGAATCGTCAGATAGTTTACGTAGCTGCCAGTTTGCCCCGGCTACCCTGTCTGCGATAATTGACGTAGGCGCGTATATCTCAGCTACTTCATGGAATAGCCTAACTAAGTTACCGTCTGTATATTCGCCCCAAATAGCCGAAAGGTCGAAGCTGGTAGAATAGAAATTGAATGTACTTGGCAACCTATCAACATTTGAGTTGTCAATATAGGTCTTGTAATTCCGCATTATCTGTACCTGCTTGCCTGTCAACATTGCTTAACAAAATTGCTTCAAAGCCAACGCATGCGAAAATACATGTTACCCACCCCCCATAGTGTATAAGTGCCCGTAGTTGCGCTGAAAGTACATGGCTACGCCTGCCATTGCGTCCGGTGCATCGTCATGCGCGTTACCGCCTTTACTTTGGTCAATCAAGTATGCGGTAAGGTTTTCAACAAACCGTCTATACTCCGGTATCTCTGCCCAATCAGAGCGTAAGTACAGGTGACGCTTAACCCATGAATGGTTAGCGTTTATCCTGGTGTGCTTGTTGGTGGTTGATTTTATAATTCTGAATTCGCCCTCCCATCCTTTTTGTACCAGTGAATTACGAAGGTTGACACCCATTATTTTCCAAACGCAACACCAGCAGAATCCACAGACGCGCGAAGGGTTGATGTTTCCACTAGAAGATATGAAAACATACAACCCTGCAAACTTCAATCCGCTTGAACTCGCAGAGGTAAGGTATATGTATGTTGACCCAGCAGACACTGGCACAGA